TAACTAAATAAAATAAAAAATGACAAGAAAAAGACGAACAAAAGCCGAAATATTAGCGGCTAAAAGCGAAGGATTAGGGGACACAGTAGAAAAGGTTTTAGAAGCTACGGGAGTTTCAAAAGTGGCTAAATGGTTACTTGGTGAAGACTGCGGATGCAACGAACGTAAAGCAAAGTTAAACGCTTTATTTCCGTATCGTAAACCTGAATGTTTACTAAAAGACGAATACGAATATTTAAAAGGCTGGTATTCTATAACACGTTATTCAATGAAGCCTACCGAACAAAAGGAACTATTAAGAATTTATAATAGAGTATTTAAAGTAAATATGCAACCAACTTCTTGCGGTAGTTGTCTACGTGATGTAATGAACAAATTAGAAATACTATTTAATACGTACGATGCAAATAGTTAAGATAAGCGAGGTTAAACCCAACCCGAAGAACCCAAGAATAATAAAAGACGATAAATTCAAGAAACTTGTTAAGTCAATTCAGGAGTTCCCTGATATGCTAAATAAACGCCCTTTAGTGGTTTTTACTGACGTAGATAATAAATACGTAGTCTTAGGCGGCAATATGCGTTTAAAAGCCTGTAAAGAGATAGGATTAAAGGAAATACCGATTATAATAGCAGACGAATGGACGGAGGAGCAAAAAAACGAATTTTTAATAAAAGATAACGTAGGTTTTGGAGAATGGGATTGGGATAGTTTAGCAAATGAATGGGATGCTGAACTATTAAATGATTGGGGGTTAAATGTTCCTGAATTTTCTGGTGATATTGATTATTCAATTTTGGATGATGAAGACCTTGAAGATGATTTATTAGACATGGCTAACGGAGTAAAAAAAGCAATCCAAATAGAATTTGAATCTGAACATTACGAAAGTGCGTATGAACTTGTTAAATTCTGGCGTGAACGTGAAGCGTATGTTGGTGGTATGATAATGGAATATTTGAAAGCTGAAAAGGAAAAGTTATGATTTGTTTTATTCCAACAAAAGGAAGACCGAATACTAAAACATATAAATTATTCCAAGAAGTTGGAATTGAAGTTTATCATTTTATAGAACCGCAAGAAATAGATAAATACGAAGTGCCAAATAAAGTGTCTATATTAAAAAATGATAAAGGCATTGCTTATGTTCGTAATTTTATGCTTAATTACGCAAGAGAAAATAATTTTGATTGGATTATAATGTGTGATGATGATGTTATTTCTTTTGGTGTTTACAATAATAAAACAATAAAAAAAAACGCTTCAATTTGGATTGAAATATGGCAAAAAGCAAAACAACTTCCATTTGAATTAGTTGGAATAAATTATACGCAACACGCTTGGCACGAAAAAACGAAATATTCTATAAATAAAAAATTTGCAGAAGTATGTGTATTAATGAATGTCTCAAAAATTAAATGGGATTATAGACCTGAATTTAATTTAAAAGAAGATAGAGATTTTGCTTTACAAACAATTAAGAATGGAAATGGTATTTTAAGATTTAATCATTATTGGTTTTCTTGTCCTGATGTTGGTTCTAATACTGGTGGTTTACAAAATGAATATAAATTAAAAAAAGACGAACAATCAGCAAAAAAAATGTGTATGGAATGGCACCCATTTGTAACTTTAAAAAGAAAAGGAGATAGGATTGATATGAAAACTGATATAAAAGCATTGGCATTAAATTACAAAAGGCAAGTAATATGAAAAGAATTGATTTAATAGAAGTAAAACACGAACGCAAAATAGGCGAAGCGTGTGAATACATTGAACCAAATGTAACAGAAGATTGTATCTTTTACGCTGATGGGCAACCGATAGGATTTTACCTTACAAAGATGCCTGAAAAGATGTGTAAGTTAGCAGATTTAGCAAATGCAGAATTTCAAAGTAAAAATGTTCCTAAAAGTAAAATGACAAGAAGAACTGGAGATGGTATAGATGAAAAAACAGGAAAGTTTAAATATAAAAATGAAGTCGAACAATTAAGTACAATAATAGGTGCTTGCCCTCCAAAACCCCATATGAAAAGACCATATGCAAATGTATCAAGTGTTCATTCAGTTAAAACAGCTCAAACATTTATCAAAGCTATGTTGTTACTTGCTAAAGAAAGCGAACAATTAATAAAAGAAATACTACCAAATCAATACGAAAAGCAAATTGAATTATTTAAAAATGTTTCTGATAAATGGAAGTTTGGTAATTTGTTTACAAGTTCAATCTCAAATTACAATATACCAGCAGCTTTTCATATTGATACAAAAAATATTAAAGGAGCAGTTAATGTAATTATATGCAAACAAAAAAACGCAAAAGGCGGGGACTTACATATTCCTGATTATAACGCAACAATAGGGCAAGTAGATAATTCAATTTTAGTGTATCCAGCATGGAGAAATATGCACGGAGTTACTCCGATTATTCCAACACATGAAAACGGGTATAGAAACTCGCTAATATTCTATCCTTTAAAAGCATTTGTAGGACTTAAATAAACAACGAATAAACAACGAACGATGGCATACGATAAAAAAAAGATATACGAACAAGCAAAAGAAATGATTATTAAACACAGATTGTTTTTTTTTGATGATATTATAGCCTACCTTCCTATTTCTTCAAGTACATTTTACGCTTGGGAAATGGAAAAATCGGAGGAGCTAAAAGAATTATTAAACCAAAATAGAACTGAATTAAAAGTTTCAATGCGTTCAAAATGGTATAAGTCAAACGCACCAGCTTTACAAATGGCGTTAATGAAATTGATTGCTTCACCTGAAGAGTTACGTAAATTGGCAATGAATCATAATGTAACAGAAGAAGCTGAAAAGCCTATATTTAATAAACTTAATATAGATGTTGACTAAAACAACAGCACAAAAAAAAATAGCACAATTAAAAAAAAGAATTAGAATTATTCAAGGCGGCACGTCAAGTTCAAAAACGTTTACAATACTTTCTTTTTTAATTCAATACGCTATTGACAATCCGAACAGCGAAATTTCAGTAGTATCTGAATCAATACCACATATTAAAAGAGGAGCATTAAAAGATTTTATAAAAATAATGCGATGGATAGGTAATTTCAACGAAGGTAATTTTAACCAATCAAGTCTTACATACCGATTTAATAAAGGTAGTTATATTGAATTTTTTAGCGCAGACCAACCCGACAAATTAAGGGGTGCAAGGCGTGATATTCTATTTATAAACGAATGTAACAACGTAAACTTTGAAAGTTTCCAGCAGCTTAATATTAGAACAAAGAAATTTGTTTACTTAGATTTTAACCCTACCAGCGAATTCTGGGTACATACCGAACTAAAAGACGAACCTGATGCAGACTTTATAATTCTAACCTACAAAGACAACGAAGCTCTTGACAAGTCAATTATTGACCAAATAGAAAAGAATAGAGAAAAAGCTCTTACAAGCACTTATTGGAGTAATTGGTGGCGTGTATATGGTTTAGGTGAAATAGGAATGTTAGAAGGCGTTATATTCAGCAACTGGAAACAAATAGACAAAGTTCCAAGTGATGCGAGATTGATAGGAATAGGACTTGACTTTGGATATACAAACGACCCAACAGCAGCCGTTGAAGTTTATACATGGAATGGTCAAAGAATCTTAAACGAACTTGTTTACAAAACAGGAATGATAAACAGCGACATAGCTAAAGTGCTACCTGGTAACGTACCAATTTATGCGGACAGCTCAGAACCTAAGTCAATCGAAGAAATAAGAAGATACGGAAAGACGATTAAAGGCGTAACAAAAGGCAAAGACTCAATAAACTTCGGTATTCAAATAATGCAAAGCCAAGAGTATTTGGTAACCTCAAACAGCACTAATCTAATCAAAGAATTGCGCGGTTACATTTGGGACACTGATAAAACTGGCGTTCGTCTTAATAAGCCTATCGACTTTAATAACCACTCAATAGACGCAATCCGTTACCACGAAATGGAAGTGTTGGGAGTTAACCCTCATTATGGGCAGTATTTTATTCATTAATTTACATAAATGACAGATGACCTACCGTTAATGGTGCGCATAGTTGAGAAATTCATCTTAGAAAAAAAAGGTATTAGGGTTAGGATAGTGTTTGATGATCCTATGAAAATACGAATACATACTCAAATGTTAGCGAAAGCGTTTGATATTGCCTTAGCTTACTACAATTATCAAATATAAAGTTAAATAATTATGACAACGGAAATAGTAATTCCTACAAGTTTAAGTGAAATTCCATTAATGAACTATCAAAAGTTTATAAAACTTGTTGAGGGTTCAAACGATGAAGAGTTAATAGCACAAAAGTCTATTGAGATTTTCTGCGGTTTAAATATGAAAGACGTATTAAAGATTAAATGGAGCGATGTTGTTGGGTTAGCGAATCATTTTAACGAACTATTCCAGCAAAAGACGGAGTTCAAAACAACATTTAAAATACAAGGTATGGAGTTTGGCTTCATTCCTAATCTCGAGGATATGAGTTTCGGTGAGTATGTAGACTTAGACCATAATATCGGTAAGGTCGAAAGTTTCCATAAAGCAATGTCGGTTTTATACAGACCGATAACCAAAAAGACGAAACAAGGCACGTATGAAATAATGGGTTATTCAGGAACGGATGAATTTGCCGAACTAATGAAATACGCTCCGTTAGATATTGCAATGGCTGCTTCGGTTTTTTTTTATCGTTTAGGAAACGACTTAGTTCAAGCTACGCTTATCTCTTTGGAGCAGGAGATGATGAAGAACAAGGAGCTACAAACGACTATTCAGAGCGCGCTCAGTTCAACAAGCAATGGGGATGGTATAATTCAATCTATGCACTCGCTAAAGGAGATGTTACAAAGTTTGATGAAGTTACCAAATTGGGAATACGGAAGTGCCTTACCTACCTTACTTACGAGCGACAGCGAACT